ATACGCTCAATGGATTATCAACGACAATACGGTAGATTGTGATAAGTTGGATGTGAAGGGGCTTGATGTCAAACGAAGTTCATTCCCAACATACTTTAAGGAAGTGATGTCTACGGTATTGATGGACATCCTAAAGGATGAGGATAAGGACAAGTTAGATGAGAAAATTCTCAAATATAAGGATGATATGTCAAATCAACCTTTCGTGGATATTGCAAAGAACTCCGCAGTAAAGGATATGTCTAAATACTTGTTTAAGAACCAAGCATTGGGTGAGTTTGCTAAAGGAACACCTGCCCACGTTAAGGCAGCAATTACTTACAATCAGTTGTTGAAGAAATTCAACGCTCCATTCAAATATGAACCTATGAAGGATGGTGACAAGATTAAGTGGGTTTACTTGAAAAAGAATCCACTTGGATTAGAGACCACGGCATTTACAGGCCACTCTGACCCACCTGAAATCAACGCATTCATTCAACAATACATTGATTACGATTTGATTTGGGAGAAAGAGTTGAATAATAAGTTGGATGACTTCTACAACGCAATGAATTGGGATAAACCAAACCCAAACTTGGCATCCGCTGCAAAATTCTTCTCATTTTAGTGAGTGTAACCAATTACATAGTAGAACAATGCCCGAGAAGTCACATTGTAGACTTCGTGGAGAAATACCATTATTCAAAAAATATGAATGGTTTAAAAACATCATATTGTTTCAAGTTGATGGATGGTGATACTATGATTGGTGCAATGGTTTATGGTAAGATTGGAATGGGTGGTGTAGAGCAAAAATATACTGATAATCCAGATGGACTATTGGAGTTGAAACGACTCGTTTGTATTGATGATACTCCAAAAAACACCGAATCGTATTTTATAGGTTGGACACTTCGGTGGTTACAACGAAATACTGATTTAGAAATGATAATCTCATATGCTGACACAACATATGGGCATGAGGGTGTTGTATATAAAGCAACTAATTTTAAGTTTGTAGGTGAAACACAGCCAGGTAGAGTTATTATGTATAATGGAGTTAGATACCACGATAAGACAATACGAACCAAACATAATGATGAGTATAAACCATTTGCAGTTGAAATTCGTAAAGCACTTGAAAGTGGTGAGGCCAAATATGTTAAGACTAAAGCAAAAAACACATATATCTACTACTTTAAAAAAAGAAAATCAAAATTGTCCAAATGGTTTGGATAATTCAATTTTATTTCGTATATTTGTAAAACAATTAAACAATAAAAAGTATGAAAAAGAACTCTCTTGAAGGTTTTATCGCCCGTTATAACTTGGGTGGTGAGGTTGAGTCAGTAAAAATGACCTCAACTGATTCGGGAATGTCAGTTTCATTCATCTCTGATGATAAGACCCTGTTGGGTACTGTATCGAGTGAAGAAACCGAGTTCCCAAATGGTGAGTATGGTGTTTACACCACATCTCAACTAAAAGGTCTTCTTGGTGTATTAGGTAGCCAAGTTGATGTTAAAGAAGGTCAAGCCGCATTGGTCTTCGGTGATGGTAAAGTATCAGTAAACTATATGTTGGCTGACCTTTCCGTGATTCCTGTTGTGCCTGAATTGAAAGCACTTCCACCTTTCACATCTACCATCACTATGGATGATGACTTTGTATCTACCTTTACTAAAGCAAAGGGTGCAATGTCTGATTCAGACACGTTTACATTCACTTGTAAAGAAAACAAAGGTGAGGTAATTTTGGGTTACTCTAAAATCAACTCAAACCGAATCTCTATCAATGTTGTTTGTACTTGTGATGGTGATGTTGAACCGATTTCATTCTCTGCTAAATACTTGAAAGAAATCCTCAACGCAAATCGTGGTGCTAAGTCATCTTCATTGAAGATTTCACCACAAGGTCTTGCTCACGTTTCATTTGAGCACGATGGATTTAAGTCAAACTATTATCTTGTAGAGGTTAAGTAATATGCAGTTTTGGGACACAGAACCAGCGAAGCCGGAGTTCAACTATGATGTTGAGAAGAAGAAGTTCATTGAAAATATGGACTACCTATCTTCAATGTCAGTAGAAGAGCAGACTCTTTATAAAAAGTGGGAAGAATGGAATTCGGACTTACCCACCGCAATGAAGAGAAAAGCTGCTATGGCTCAATACATTGACCAATTATGGTCACCAACCGACATTATGAATAAGGAGCAAACAATCAAAGAGATTGAAGAACTTGACCCTTATGTTGAGATTGTCGAAGACTCTAAAGAATCAACTCGATGGACTGAAATCCGTAAGTTGATTCATACGATGTCGTTTTCAGCTAATCCAGGTCGTAATGTAAAACTATACATCAAAGACCGAGTTAGTGGTAAATTGTTGGGATTGGTTTCGTTGGGTTCTGATGTTACCTCATTGGGAGTTCGTGATACCTACATTGGGTGGACAAAGGAGAACAAATTTCAAGATGGTCGTTTGAACCACACCACTATCGCAAGTACCATTGTGTGTACTCAACCATTAGGTTACAATTTCTTGGGTGGTAAGTTAGTCGCATGTATGACTACATCTCCTGTGGTTCGTGAACATTGGAAAGAAAAGTACGGACAAGAACTAATCGCAGTAGGCACCACTTCTTTGTATGGTATCCACTCCCAATATAATGGTATTCCTCACTTTAAGACTTTAGGTGAATCGGCCGGTAAGGTTTCCACCAAACCAGATGATTCAGTATATGAAGTTTGGCATCATTGGATTAAAGAAAATCAGACTGAAGAGTATGACCGACAAACAACTCAAAAAGAAGGTATTGAAGGGCCAGTTTCCGGTGTGAAACAACGTATCCTCACAATGATTTTTAAAGAGTTGGGAATCAAACAAAGTCATTATCAGCACGGATTTAAACGTGGTGTATATTTCGCTCAGATGTATGATAATGGTAATGAATTTCTTCGTAATGAGATTGATGAAAGTCAGTTGAAACTAAAGAAGAAGTTTGAGGATGGTGATGAGTACACTATGAATTGGTGGAAACCAAAAGCTATTCGTAGATACGAAAAACTCTTTGATGAGGGTCGTATCAAACCAGAACCACTATTTTACCTTGACATCATTGGTATGTCTTGGGAAGACGCAAAGAAAAAATACTTAAAAGAAGTTGGCCGATGAGTAATTCATTATGGGTTGAAAAATACCGACCAGACACATTGGAAGGTTATGTTGGAAACGAACATATCCTTGAGAAAGTAAAGATTTACATTGAGAATGAGGATGTACCTCACTTGTTACTCTATGGAGTGGCAGGTACAGGTAAGACTACCCTCGCTAAAATCATCACCAATCAAATTGATTGTGATGTAATGTACATCAACGCTTCGGATGAAAACTCCGTAGACGCAGTTCGTGATAAGATTCGTGGATTTGCATCATCTATGGGATTTCGTAAGTGGAAAGTTGTAATCTTGGATGAGGCTGACTACTTGACACCAAACGCTCAAGCAGCACTCCGTAATCTAATGGAGACTTTCAGTAAATCTACTCGTTTCATTTTGACTTGTAACTATGTAGAGAAGGTCATTGACCCTATCCAATCTCGTTGTCAGACATTCGCTATTACACCTCCATCAAAGAAAGAGGTTGCTAAACGATTGTTTGATATTCTAAACGAAGAGGGTGTTGAGTTTCAAAACGAAGACCTTGCTATTCTCGTGAATAGTGGATACCCTGACATTCGTAGAGTTCTAAACGCAGCTCAACGACAAGTGGTTGGTGGTAAGTTGAAGATTGACACTACATCTACAATTCAAGCAAACTACACCGATGATGTAATCAAAGTATTACAAAAGAGTGGTGATATTAAACAACAATTCACCGAAATCAGACAAATCATCGCTGATTCAAAAGTTAAAGATTTTACACCATTGTATCGCTCACTTTATGATGAGGTAGATAACTACGCAAGTGGTAAAGTGGGTCAGACCATCCTAAACATCGCAGATGGTCAATACAAAGACGCAATGGTGGTTGATAAAGAAATCAACGTAATGGCGATGATGTTAAATATATTAATTACATTAGGAAAGTAAATTATGGCAAAATCACAAGAATTGTTTGAGCAGATGCAGGAGTTGTTTGCTCAATTTGAAACGGAACACAATGGTACAACCAAAGCATCTAAAACTCGTGCTCGTAAAGTAATCAACGAGTTGAAGAAGTTGGTAACCGACTATCGTAAGGCATCGGTAGAAGAAAGCAAGTAAGTTATGGCTAAAAAAGGAAAAATAGTAGAAATGGGACAACCTGCAAAGTCCCCACAAATGAATTTGGATGTTACGAAGTTGAAGAACGTAACGTGTCCACAATGTGATGGTATCTTCTTCGATGAACTACAAATGTTCAAAGAAGTACCAGCAGTTCAATCACCAAATGGTCAGGCGTCTATGTTACCTATCCCTGTGGTAGTATGTAACAATTGTGGTACTGTTCACCCAAAATTCACTCCAAAAGAGTTGTTTGAAGATGTCGGAAACCAAGAAGGCTAAGACCTTATTTGAACATCTTTCGGGAATAAAGGAGAAGAAAACTCCTTGGGAGTCCCTTTCAGTTATGGATAGAAAAAGTTTTGAACCATTTATGGTCAATCGATTCTTGTCTATGAATATGGAACTCCTTGAGTTGGTCAACGAGTTACAAATGTACACCATTGGCCAACTCTCTCCCAAAGATGTTTATAAGTTGTATTTAGAGGTTCTACCCAAGAAAAGGTCGTTTGATAAATACATCAA